GCCTATTACCGGCGCATGGAGCGCCGCGCCATAGAGGACCCCGAAGGCTATCGGGTCTATGGTCTGGGTGAATGGGGCGAACTGGGCGGCCTGATCCTGACGAACTTTGAGGTCCACGACTTCAAGACCGGCCGGGACTACTTTGACGGCTTCTATTACGGCCAGGACTTCGGGTTCAACCACGCCGACGCCATTCTGGGGATCGGCTGGAAGGACGGCGAAATCTATATCTGTTCCGAAATCTATGTCTTTGAGAAGGACACAGAAGAAATCATCACCCTGGCAAGGGCGGCGAAGGTCGACCCGCGCGTCGAAATGTTTTGCGATTCCGCAGAGCCGGACCGGATCAAGACCTGGCAAAAGGCCGGCTTCCGCGCCCAGCCTGTGAAGAAAGAGCCTGGAAGCGTGAAGGCCCAGATCGACTTCCTGAAAGGACGGAAAATCCATATTCACCCTTCATGCGTGAACACCTTGAAGGAAGTCCAACAATGGAAATGGAAAAAGGACCCGACCACGGGCCTTTATATCGACGAACCCGTCGAGTTCATGGACGACGCAATGGCGGCCCTTCGCTATGGCGTGGAGCGTCCGCGACGCGGTTCGGCTATCGAAGTTTTGAAGTGAGGTGGCAAGAATGGAACTGTCTGTCATGGACCGGATCAACATGATCCTGTCTGACCCTGAAAAGGCAACAATGACGCTGGCCCAGATAGTCAGCGAAGAAATACGCGAGTTCAAGGCGTCCGAGCAATACAAGATCATGCTGGAAGCCGAATCATATTACAGGAACAGGTCTTCCGTCCAGTCGAAGACGAACGACGTCGCCAATCGTTCGAACGCCAAAATCGAACGGCCAATCCTGAAAAAGCTGGTCGACCAGAAAGCGAACTATCTTCTGTCGAAGCCCTGGACCGTGGACACCAAAAACGACGACTACGGCGCCGCCCTGGGCGACGTCTTCGACCAGACTTTCCGGCGGAAGGTCAAGTCCCTGGGGAAAGGCGCTGTAAAGTCCGGGATCGCCTGGATTCAGCCCTACTTCGACGAAGGGAAGCTGGCCTTCATGCGAATCCCTTCGACCGAGATCGTCCCCTTGTGGCGCGATTCCGAGCGAACGAAACTGGACGCCTTCATTCGCTTCTATGACCAGGTCGTCTATGTGGGGATCAGGAAACACACGATCACCCACGCCGAACTGTGGTGGACCGGCGGCGCCAGGTACTTCAAGACCGACGCCTTCGCTGGAACCGGCGCCGGCGACTTCCACGTCGACAAGGATCACGGTGACGAATCGAACGACTGGACGGAACCCCACTTCGTCGTCAATAACAAGGCGTACAACTGGGAAGAAGTTCCGATCGCCTGGCTGAAATACAACGAAGAAGAACTTCCCCTTTGCTATTTCATAAAGGACCTGATCGACGACGTCAACTGGCAGAACAGCGTCACGGCCGACGTCCTTCGGGACGTTGCGAAGTTCATCTATATCCTGAAAAACTACGGCGGAACAGACCTGGCCGAGTTCTTGAAGGACTTGAAGGAACACATGGCGATCAAAGTGTCAGCCGACGGTGGCGTCGACAAATTACAGGCTGACCTGAATATAGACGCCGTCATGGCCTTCCTGGATAACGAGCGCCGCGACATTTACGACTTCGCGTCCGCTGTGGACACGAAGGACCCAGACCTGGGGAACGCCAGCGGAACGGCGATCGCCTTCCGATATATGGACCTTGACGCCGACTGTGATTCCCTGGGGACCGAACTGAAAGACACCTTCCACCGCCTGAAACTGTTCATTGACGTCTATTTTCAGATCACAGGCCGGGGCGACTTCACGAAGGAAGACTTCGACATAATCTTCAACATGGACCTTCCTGTCAACGAAACTGACGTGATCAACAACGCCAGGAACAGCGACGGGATTCTGTCGAAACGGACGATCCTTCAAAATCACCCCTGGGTCCAGGACGCAGACGAAGAAATGGAACGGATCAAGGAAGAAAAGAAGGAAGCTATGGCCGAGTTCGGCGAAGGTCTTTTCGACGATTCCCTGGGGGTCAATGCTGTCACCCAGGCGGCCCAGGAAGGCCAGGAAGGCGCCCCTGGAAAGGCTGGTGGCCTGAATGAGAAGGAATAAAGAATACTGGATCGCGCGCGCCATACAACGCGAGAACGAAGCCTATCTTCGCGGCGCCGGCTTGTCGGCGAAAATGTTCCATGAATACGACCTGGCCGCGAAGGCGATCCGCCGGCAGATCAACGACTTCTATTCCCGTTACGCCGGAAAGTATGGCCTGACCTATGACCAGGCCGTCCGCCTTCTGACCAGAAGCGAGTTCCAGGAATGGAAGGCAACCCTGGCCGAATACGTCGCCAGAATAGCCCAGGCGCCCGACCAGCGCACGAAGACCCTTCTGACCGCACAACTGGACGCCCTGTCCACAAACAGCCGTATTTCACGCCTGGAAGCCTTACAGGGCCAGATCGACCTGATCCTGAATGACCTGTTCGACAAAGGCGTCGCCCAGATGAAGGCAGAGTTCGGCGACGCCTTCCAGGAAGGCTTCTACAAGAAGGTTTATGACCTTCAATCACGCGCCGGCTTCCTCCATGAGTTCGCGAAGCTGGACGAAGGTGTGGTCGAAGACGTCCTGTCCTATCCCTGGTCTGGGGCCATGTTTTCCGACAGGCTGTGGCAGAACAAACAGGCCCTTCTGTTCCATGTCCGCGAAACGATCACCCAGGGCGTCATGCAAGGGAAAAGCGTCGCGGCCATGTCGAAGGAACTGTCGGCCAGGCTGGGCCAGTCATACAAGAACGCCGAACGGCTGATCCGGACGGAAATCGCCCACTTCCACAGCGAAGCGGACAAGGCCGCCTATGCGGCCGCCGGCGTCGAAGAATATGAATATGTCGCAACCCTGGACACCAGGACCAGCGTGATCTGTGCTTCCCTGGACGGGAAACGCTTCAAGGTGAAGGACGCCCAGGCCGGCGTCAATTATCCGCCCATGCACCCGAATTGTCGTTCGACTACGGTCGAATACGATCCGGACGACGCCCTGGACTGGTACAATTCCGGCCTGAAAATGCCCCACAACATGACATATTCCGAATGGGCCGAAAGGCAAGGCGTGAAACACACGTCTTCACCTGAAAGCAATCGAAAACAACTGAAAGCATGATGATTGAACGCCCTTCTGGGCGTTTTTTCATACCCCAAAACAGCCGCACCCGTCCGGCGCCCAGACGGGAACCGCAAAGCGTGTGGAAGTCACGGAAAACACAGCGGAAGAAAGGAGTTAAAACCATGATCACAGAGAGCATTAAAACCATTCTGGGGGAAGACCTGGCGAACCAGGTCGAAACGGCCTTGAAGGGCAAGGGCAAAGACGGAAAGGACCTGGACCTGGTCGTCGGTAACGACGGGACCTTTGTTCCCGCCGAGAAGTTCGAACAGGTGAAGGGACAGTCCGCCAGCGCCGAAAAGGCCCTGAAAGCGGCCGCCGACGCATTGAAAACCGTCGGGGGGTCCGGCGATCCCGCAAAGATCGCGGACGACGTCAAGACCGCCCAGGACACAATCGCCACTTTGCAGACCAACCACCAGAAAGAGATCGCGAAAATCCAGAAGAACACGGCCCTTCGAATGGCCCTGGCAGACAAGACCCACGACCCGGCCGACATTATTTCCCTTCTGGACCTTGAAAAGATCGAGGTCGACGACAACGGCGCCCTGAAAACTGACTTGAACGGCCTTCTGAAACCCTACCAGGAATCGAAGCCGTATCTGTTAAAGTCCCAGGAGCCGGGCAAGGACCCCGATATTAAAGGCGCGAAACCCGCTGACCCTGGCGCACGACAGGAGCCGGCCGCGCAGACCGGCGGCCCCGTTGTGATTTAACCACCAACACAACACATTGAAAGGAATGATTTTCTATGGCAAGAACTAAAGCAATCAGCTTGATCCAGTCCGGTTCGACGAAGGTTGAACTTTCCGAACTGTCCGGCCTTGTGATCAGCAACATTCAGAAGGAAACCCTGGCTTCTGGGCTGAAATCCCAGTCCTACACCGGAAACCCCGCCAGTGGTTCCGTCGAATATAAGCGTTTCAAGAACAGCGTTTCCCAGGAGTACGGAACCGCAAGGGCGGCCGGCAAGGGAACCGCGCTGACCATTCCCCCGACGACTGTGAACCTGAACGTCCACAAAGAGATCGTCGAGGAAGCCGCGAAGTTCGACCTGGACACCTTCGGCGTCGGAAACATTATGGCCCGTCGTGCCGACAACCACGTCGACACCGTGGCCGCCGAGTTCGACACCGCCTTCTTCCAGGCCGGCTTCACCGAAGGGACCGCGTTCACCACTTCCGAAACCGCGATCGACGAAATCCTGGAAGCGTTCGTCCAGACGCTTGAAACCGTGAAGAACGACTATGTTCGCGGCGTTCCCCGAAACATCATGCGTATGGTGTGCGCCCCTTCCTTCCACGGCAAGATCAGGAACTACCTGGACAAGAACGTCAACAACGCCAATGTTG